GCAAAAGACCAATGGCACAACGTATATAGAGTACACGACAAACCTAATGGTGAAAAGCTAGCATCTCTTCAAAGCATATGTACCAATTTTGGTTACAAGCTTGAGTTAGATGAGGAAGGAGATGTACTAAAGAATAACCTAAATCACCTTTTAAAAGAAATAAAAGGTTCTCCTGAAGAAAATATGATTGAGACTTTGGTAACAAGATCAATGTCAAAGGCAGTCTATACCATAAAGAACATTGGACACTATGGGTTAGGATTCACACACTATTCTCACTTCACATCTCCGATTAGAAGATATCCTGATTTGATAACACATAGAATATTATTTGACAGACTTACGACTGGAAAACAAGGCAATCCTACTAAAATAGAAGATCAAGCAAAATGGTGTTCAAGCAGAGAACTTATTGCAGCAAAGGCACAAAGAGATTCTATTAAATACAAACAAGCCGAATATCTTCAAGAAAGAATAGGACAAGTATTCGATGGGATTGTTACCGGTGTAATGGATAGAGGAATCTATGTAGAGATTACAGAAAACAAATGTGAAGGTTTGATAAGATTAGAAACTCTTAATGGTAAATGGACTGCAGATGTAGATAAATATCTAGCATATAATGAGTTTGGAGAACAGATTCGATTGGGAGATCCTATAAAAGCAGTTGTTAAATCAGTAGATTTAGAGAAGAAACAGATAAACTTTATGAGATTCTAATGGGACAGCTATTCAACGATTGGTCTAATATAGATAATCTAGAAGATTTTGATTACGAAGTATTGTTAAACAACAATACTTTGGATCAATTTGAAGATTTGATGTCTAAATACAAAGAGTGGACTTCGTTCAAAAGAGATATTAGACTAACAAGTATTTTAGAGGCTGGTAAAAAGATACAATTCGATATAGAATCAATATCTTTAAACGCACAACTTGGTAATTTTGGTAATGTAGTTTCGTTACAAATGAGTGTTCTTATTATAAAATCAATGTCTTTCATTCTAAAAGAAAACAAAGTACAAAAGCTAACTCTAAGATGTAAAGTTTTGTCAACTCCTATGGGTAAAGTAGTAAAAGAACTTATGGAAAATTCTATGGATATCGATTTAAAACCACATATAATAGATAATAAAGTAGTTTACTTCTATGTAGACACATATGAAACAGCAGCATAAATAAAAAAGCCACTCAAATGAGTGGCTTTCTTATATGTAATGTTTTTAGAATTCAAATTCGGCACCACCTTGTGCACCACCTTCAGCAGGAGCGGCTTCAGGAGCAGCTTGTCCACCACCTTGTGCACCAGCTTCAGGAGCGGCTTGTCCACCACCTTGTGCACCAGCATCACCACCCTCAGCAGGAGCACCACCTTCGGCACCCGCAGCACCGGCCGGTCCTGCACCAGCACCAGCAGCATCTTTGGCCCAGTATTTTTGATTTTCAGCTTTCTCCTCAGGAGTAAGCTTGAATACATTATCCATCAACCATTCAATATGGAAATAAGGTTTCTCACCATTCATCACACCAATAAGAGTTCCAAGTGCCTCTGCTTTTTTAGATAGATTGTTTATTTTCTTCCACTCTTCAAATATTTGATTTGTGTAAAAAATTATATCCATCTGATTCATTACAATTTCATCCTCTTTCAATTCAGGAAACTCAATAAGCATCTGTAATTTAAGTGGTTTAACTATAAGTTCTTTGAAATTTGCTCTGATTCTGGAAATAAAGTTATGGAACTTAATCTCATCTCTTGTCATTTCGGCAGAATCTGCTATTAGATTACCACCACCACCTTCTCCTTCGAAACGTGTCAATGGAATTTTAGAAGCTCTTTTAAGTGCTTGGTGAAACCATTTCAACATAATGTCTTCATTCAAATCATGACCTGCCGGTGATTTTAACTCCATAGATGGAGAACCAGCATCACTTTCTGGAAACCATATTTGTTTATTATATGGTAAGTGTTTAGATCCATTGATACTTAAAGTACCCAATGTTTCATCCCATTCAACTTCTTCTGAATAATCATGTATCAATTGTCCAATTTGCTCTTCGGCTCTTTGTCTAGAAAGTCCTTTAATCGGAATTTTAAATTCTTGATAGATTGTCGCATTGATTACGTTGAACATAATTTTAGTTTGTTCAAGTATCTTCAATTGGTTATATGGTTTGATAAGTCCTTCTACATAAGAAGTTTCGGAATAGTCATTTTGTGTCGAATAGGAAACAAAAACAATCTGAGAATCTAAAAATATTCTTCTTAATTGAGGATCTTCAGGGAACTGAATCCAAAGATGTCCTACATTTGGTTCGTATGCAGGAACTAAAGTCTCTGGTCTAAGTCTATTAAAAGCGATAATGTTTTTCTTTTTATCATCATATACAATCTCTACAGCAACATAACCATCCACAAGAAAGTCTTTTATCATGTTCCAAGCAGTGATACTATCTGAAAATCCATACTTGTTATAGATTTTTTCAAAATACTCTTGATATTTATCTTTTACTTCTTGTGAATAATCGTTAGAAAGTGCTCTTGGAGAACAGAAATCTCTATCATCGTTGTATACGATGCATTCGTCAGCAACTGCACTGACCATGTCTCTAATTTCATCTTTTATAGAATATTCTCTAAGGATTCTTCTTTTATCCGCATAAGCCTTATCTAGGTAAGGAATAGATTTTCTATTTAATACAGAAGCAACCGCTCTTTGAGAAAAGAAATCATACATCGAGTTTCCTTTAGCTGCATATGGATCTTCGTTTATACCAATACCGACCTGGTTTCGAATGATCATATCATCATAATTCATTCCATAGTTTGATAGAGTTCTAAGTATTCTACTGAATAGTCCTTTATTCTCTACCGCGGAATTTACAAAGCCCATTCCTTGCCCCTGTTCTTGATTGTTATAGTTATACGATGCCATTAAAATTATTTAAAATTTTAAGGTATATATAAAATATCATGTGTCTCTTTTTTAAGAAGAGATATGGTCAAATAAAAAAAAGAGTAGTGAACACTACTCTTTTAACTATAATTATAACCGAATATTTTTAGATATAGAAGCTTCGATTCACAACTTTCAGATCGTCTTTTTTGAGGGCAATCTCAGTAAGTAATTTTTGAACTTCATTTTGATAAGTTGTTAGATAGTCTAACAATTTTTCATAAGATTTAACAGATTGTCTATCAAGAAATAGATTCCCATCAGACCATTGCACCTCACCACCGGGTTTAATCTTTGCATTGATCCTATGTGTATTGACATCGGATTGAAAGATACACATAATAGTATTTGCTTCTCTTTCTCTTATGATTTGAGCAGAGTGAAATTTTGCGTCTTTAAAAGGACGTACTTCACCAACTAAGATATTAAATTTCAAATCATCTATCTTCTTTTTTTCCAAATCATTTGCATGTTTGATGAATAACAAAGCTTTTTGTTTTTGTCCAAAGGATGATAACTTTTCCGCGGCGGAAATATAAGTTGAATAGTTCATAGAGAGAATTTTTGTTTTTATTTACTCTACAAAGATATATATATTTTCACTTACCACCATATTTTTTTAAGCTTTTTTGAATTCTTTTAATATGATCTTTCATTACTTTATATTTCTCTGATATATCATTATTTATATCATAGAATTCATCTATCATAGACTGCATCATCTCTTGATTTCGAGCTGATTTTGTCTCAAGTTTCTTATGCCATATCTCCATTAATTTTTTTGGATCATATGTAGCACGTGGGTGTTGTGAGTATAAAAATCTAGGAAGCATCTCCATATGTATTTTATGTACCATTTTTATTTGTATTGCATTATACTCCATCAGAGAATACTCAAATCCAACTCTAATAAGTTCTTTATACATCCCAGAATAGTCCACTTTCAAAAAAGTATCATTTTCGAAATACTCTTCCTGTATTTAAGGATCGAATATCATCGCTCTTAGTTCTAATGGTATGAAATTTAAATTAACCGCCATTACAATAATTTGATTACCAAAATTTCTTTGTTCAACCACAAATACTGGTGAATATTTCATCCAATTAGAATCATCAAAATAGTGAAGGAAGTAGAATCCACCTGGTTGTAAGTCGGTGGTGGATAAAGCAGTTACCATTTTATCACTCTTAGAATATTTATCAGCAAAAAATGCAGAGTTGGTTCTGAAATTCTCTTCTATTCCATTTCCATAGACCAGAAGGTTTAATTTAACTCTTTCTAACAATTCGCCCATAATATAGTATTTATTTTCTTTTATATATAAAGAAAATAAATACTATAAAATGATAAACTCTAAGCCTAACAATAGTAGATATCATGGTGGTAACTTCATACCAACCAACAAAGACAAGGTGTTAAAACTAAACACACAGGGTGGTGTATATTATAGAAGTTCTTGGGAACAAAAGATAATGGTGTGGCTTGATTTAAAAGAAGAAATATTTCAATGGGGTGCAGAATGTTTGGAAATACCTTATCAGATGACACACTTTGAAAATGGAGATACTAGAATAAAGGCACATAGATACTATCCAGACTTCTTTTATAGAATGAGAGGTGCTGACGGCGTTTTAAAAGAAGTGGTGGTTGAGGTGAAGCCTATGAAAGAATACAAGATGGTAATTGCATTGACCGAAGGTAAACTTACTGTTCCTGAAAAAGGAATGAAGAAGTTAAAAAGTTTTGAGTATGATCTAAAGATGGCTTATAAGAATAAGCAAAAATGGGAGACTATGATAAATTGGTGTAACAAAAAAGGATTTTCTTTCATTATAATAACTGAAGAAAATCTTAAAAACTTTAGTGTATAAAGAATTTATAGGATAGTATTGTTATATAAACTACAACATTCATCCAAGGAAGAAGTCTAATATAGACTTTATAAATATTGTCTTCTAAATGATAAATCATGAATTTCAATAGATTTATAGCAATTATCAACATAAATAAATGGCTAAAACCTGAAAACAATCCTATAACTGGCCAAAATATAGATAGAAGTTTTGACATATAAAAAATGATATCAACCTTTCGTATCGTTTCCATATCTTTATTTTTGAATATTAAATCAAGTCTCTTTTTGTTGAAAAAGTGGTAAATCTCTGATAATATAAATGCAAAAAGCATCAAGTAGAATCCTGTAATCATATTTCGTTTATTGTGATTTCTTCCATTCCCATAAGATTATTCATCTGGTATTGAGTAAGTCTAATCGATTTGTCGTTCTGAACAAGTGTAAAAAGAGTATCTTCTATAAACGCCTCGACTCCTTCACCAACAATTCTATCATACTCATTTGGTATGGATGCATCAGTCTTTCTAATATTATATATAGACCGTATGTAGTTTTCTCTTTCTTTTAAATCAATATGCATAGAGCAACCATCTGGTCGTGTTCCAAAACCTCTCTCGGATTCTTCCCAAATCTGTAAAATAACTTTGTTCATAATATTTAAAAAATAAGTTATTGATTCTATATACAAATATAGTAAAAGTTTATTTTATTTAAAAATATATTATTTTAACACATGCCTCAAAAAAATAGGGGCCATGTTTCAAAACGGAATAGCTTTTTTTAATAAATATAAGAAAAAAAATACACATTATGCAAAAGTTAGAATATATTTGGTTGGATGGTGCCAAAACACAACAAATAAGAAGTAAAGTAAAAATTATTAAATCGGATTTTGCTACTGAAGATTTATTAAGACAATATAAAAAAGGTACTAAATCAGCACCGGTTTGGAATTACGATGGTTCTTCTACTTATCAAGCAGAAACATCTAATTCTGAATTATTGTTATATCCTAAAAATTATTTCTTAAATCCATTTACTAAAAATTCAATTATTGTTTTGTGTGATGTTTATAATACGGATGGAACACCACACGCGACAAACACCAGAACAAAAATGATGGAAGCATTGGATAAATATGATGATGAGACCAATTGGGGTTGGGAGCAAGAATATTTTATATTTAGTAAAACTACAAACAAACCATTAGGTTGGCCCATAAATGAAGAACCAAGAGAACAAGGCGATTACTATTGCTCAGTTGGATCAAATAATATCGCAGGAAGAGATTTCGTTGAAGAACACACAGACCTTTGTATCAAAGCTGAGTTATCAATTGGTGGAACTAATGCAGAAGTGGCGTTAGGTCAATGGGAATATCAAATTGGAACAGTTACTGCTGAAGATGGTGCTGATCAATTGTGGGTATCTAGATATATTTTACACAGATTGAGTGAAAAATACAATTATAGAATTGAATTAGAACCTAAACCATTTAAAGGAAACGATTGGAATGGATCAGGAATGCACGTAAACTTCTCAACAAAGACTATCAGAGAAAACAAAGAAAACAAAAAAGATATTGCAATCGAAATGTGTAAGAAGCTTGAAAAGACTCATGCTGAACATATAGCGGTATATGGAGAGAATAACGATGAAAGACTAACCGGTGCAAATGAAACGTCGTCTATCGAAGACTTTGGATGGGGTATTGGGGATAGAACTAAATCTATAAGAATTCCTTCTACTATAAACGATCCAAATGCAATTGGTTATATCGAAGATAGAAGACCAGCATCTAACGGAGATCCATATTTAATAGTTGATAGAATGGTTAAAACTATTCTACAAAACGATGAAGAAAACTAAAAATAAAAACCCACTCAAATGAGTGGGTTTTTTTATAAGTTTATTTTATAAACAACAGGAACTTTAACCCCGTGTAAATCAGGAATTCCAGTACCTTCAATTTTTGTCAACTTTCTATATTTCTTTGAAATAGACTTTAACTGATTACTAATATTATCAACAGATGTGAATGCAATACCACCCTTTTCTGCTACTTTAGATTCCATTCTTGATGCAGTATTTACTACATCACCGAAAAAGTCCACAAGTTCTACGTCTTGTATTCTACACTTTTTAGAAGTCATCTTACCAGAACAGATTCCTATTCTAAGTGGAAGTTCTTCATATTTTAAAACCTCTACTGCAAAATCAATCGCAACCTCAAGTGATTTCTCACTTTTTCCAAAGTAAATCATAAAAGAATCACCGATTGTCTTAACCACAAAACCACCATACTTTCTAGCCAAACCATCCATTACTTTAAAATGTTTATCAAGTTGAATACTCATAGTTTGTGGATCATCAGACCACATTTTAGAAGAGCCTACGACATCAGTAAAAAGCATTGCAGGTGATAAAACTCCAGTTTCTTCACTTTGATTTTCCTCATAATGTCTTTGTGCATCAGTAAGAAGTCTACCAGATCTTTTTGGAGATTCTTTAGTATTATTGTCTTCGAAAATTTTAAAATTGTTTATCCATTTCATATTCTATATATAAATTTGTGGATATAATAAATAATCCATATATTAGCATAAAAATAGATATTATGATTTCATCAAGCAACACAGAAAAATATCACGGACGAGTATTTGAAGCAAAAGATAATTTTGGCATCGAAACTCGCATTAAAAAAAATCATGTGAGTCTTCACAACCCATCAGATTTTGTTGATGCCAAATTGGCGGAATTCAAAGATAAAAATGTGGAAATAGAGATAACTATAAAGATTGTAGAAATACCTTTTTGATTTTATACCTTCTCAAAGTTCTTTTCGAAGGATTTATATTTATAGACATAGTCGCCATTCCAAATCCTGGAGGTGGGACTATGTCGTATGTAAATATTTTTGTGGTTGATATCATCTATAAAGAGTGTAGACCCATTCCGTCATTAGATCCTTCTATGGAAATAAGTCTTATTTGATGTTCGTTGTCGCCTTTTTTCTTATATAAGTCATTATATCCTTTGGCAATTCCTCTTTTAAAGATTTCGGTGAAATAAGCGAAGGCATTTACTGATTTTTCTTCGTTGAAGTTATACCAGTTCTGAAATACATAAAGAAGTCCGCTTTGGTAACAGTCCATTTTGTCGTCGTTCGACCAGTATCTCATTTTTTTAATTGTTTTCTTTGCTAAAAGCTCTAGCATTTTTTGAGCGGGCCTTGTAAGTCTTCCCTGTGCTTTGCTGACTACTAATTCTATGTAAAGTTCTCTATTATTTAAGTACATTTAATAAGCATTTATTTTTTGGTATCCATAAGGATTTTTCATGCTTTCATGTTATAGACATCAAACATGTAAAAGTTTACAAAAACAAAAAATCCCCTTGAAAAGGGGATTTTTAAAAATTATCAAATAAATATTAAGATCTTAATCTTTCTTTATATTGTACTTCTTTAACACCATATAATTC